TACGCCCGTCCGGGGGCGGTGGCGGCATTCATGTCCATTCTTGCTATTGCTGGCCCTGGGCCTCGTCCGTAAAAAGGTTGTCTTGCCATAATATGTTTCGTTAAGGGTTATTCCTACCAGCTAAAAATCCACCACCCAACGAACCTAGTCCTTGCAAAGCGCCTGAAATCATGCCCGCTTTATTCGATGCAGATGAAGTTCGTGCGTCCATTTGACCTTGGTAGTTTTGCGTTGCAATATTGCCAGCGTAATTACTTTCGGGGTTAAATATTCCTGGGCTTGAATTAAGTGCGAATCCAGCAGAACCAAATTGTTGCATTGCTTGTCCTGGAGTGGATGCCGCCCTACCGGTCAATGCAAATAGTGGATCGGTTGCATTCATTGCGTATGCCGCTGATGCATTCTGTAAGCGTTGTTGCTTGACCCCACGATTGGCAGAGAGTCTTTGGCTTACCATGTCGGCAAAGGTTGAACCCTGTCCTTCCAATCCCCGGTCTGCCGCACCACTCAATATCTGTTGGTCTAAGTCTCGTTGCTCAGTTTCTGTAAGTCCTTGACCAGCGGCTAAATCCTCAGATGCTGAGTCCATGATTCCTTGTCGAAGCGAGTCTGCAAGTGGGTCAATGTCTCGTTGTGCTTGGAGGAGTTGTGGGCCGTACTCTTTAAGGATGTCGATGTCACCTTTTACAGTTGCCGCTTTTTGGCGAGCCATTGATGGGGCAAAATCTTCCTCGTATGCTTGCAGTAATCCTTTTGATGGATCGATGCCCATCTGTTCCAACTGCATTCGTCTTTCTAGGTCAGCATATTGTGGGCGATACTGTGACTCGGATGCGAAGAGTTGTGGTGCTAGTTCGATCTGTGCCTCCAATGTGTCGCGAGTTTCCTTTCCATAATCACGAGGTGGTGGTGCATCTACATCGCCTTTTTTGAAACTTGGAACTCCACCAGCCGCTGGCTTTCCTGACCCTCCCATTTCCTTAAGCATCAATGCTTCCATTGGGTTAATGAAGGCGAGTTGCTCACCTTCGGGGGCTTGTGCGTTTAACTGCTTGGCGGCTTGTTTTAAAGGATCACTTTTCATAACTAACTTTTTTATACATGTTGTCCCAAGAATAGGTTCGTATGCTTGTTTCTCCGTTTGGAGTAATTCTTCTAAATTTTAAAAATGGTAATGGTGCTAATTGTTCCATCATTTCTTTAATACATCCTTGCCCGGCAACCCAGCGGATATACCAGGTATCAGGAGTCTTGCAGAACCATTGGCCTGTCGCATCCTTCGATCCATCAACTGCTTTGCACATCATGAAGTAGGATGGGTTTGAGCATACCATACCACCAATCATGTAGTTGTGAAGCTCGCTAAAGAACTTTGATTTGTCCTCGTACAATGCAACGATTTGCTGGTAGGGAGCAAAGCCCTCCAGCTTGGTCAGCATTTCTGTTTTTAGGTTTCCCATTAAAGTACTGATATGATGAAGGCGAGTAGCTCTTCGTATCTAATTCCTAATTGAGTCACTTCTTCTCCTGTCTCCTCATCTGTCCATGTGTCAGAACAAAACAATCCATACTCATGTGCATCTAGTCCTTCAGCAGTAAATGCATCTCTTACATCTTGGGCAATGACTCCGATATGTTTTCTTGTGCCACCTTTAAATTTAAATCTTTTAACTAATCCTTTACACGCTTGTGCAACTCTAAGTTCTGCATCAGATAAGTCTTGTATTTCTTCTTTTAGGTTTCTATCAGAAGTGTTAATAGTTGCTGTTCCAGCGTACACTACTGACCAGCGTTTACCTGACAGTCCTAAAGTTGTTTTGTTGTCAAAAGTAGGATAATACGCACCTGTTTCACTACCCGAACCTCCGTTTGAGTTTAATAAAGCTACCCCAATTTGATCTCCTGTTCCAAAAGCAGTTTGTAGTGTGTTGCTTGTTGAATTTAAATCGATGTTTAAGTTTTGAGTGTAACTTGAGCCACTCGAAGCTTGAGCCAATAATTGAACTATTGCAGATGTTCCTGTTGTACTTGAATTTCTAACAAATATCGCGGCAGTACCTCCAGCTGCATTAGCTTGAAAGTTTGCCACATTTCCTGTTGACCCAGTGACATCAAATTTGAATGTACTACCAGCAACTGCACCTATCGCCACATTTGTTCCCACATTAAAAGTAGTATCTGTCGCACTTATCTTAGCCGCAGTTACTGCCCCGTCAGCAATCTTAGCAGTTGTTACGCCATCAGTAGCTCCTGTTGAATCTTTAATCTTGGCAGTAGTTACGGCATTATCAGCTAATTGCGTTACTGTTATTGTATCATCTGCGATTGACGAAGCATTAACTGCGTTGGGGGCAAGTTTGCCATTGGTTATACCTCCGTCTTTTACTTGAAGGTATCCACTACTGTGTACTTCCAAAGTTGTGTTGTCTGTCGTGCCACTTCCTCCAGCAATAAAGTTAGCAGAATCTACTAATGCCTCAAGGTCGTTTGCAGTTACAGACTGTCCGCTTGAAAAGGTTGTTCCCTTTGATAAAATTGCCATGATATTATATTGTTGAAGTTTGTGATCGGTCTGCCAATCGAGCATCAATTTTAACCGCTCTTACAAATGGTCTGCCCTGTGATGGCGTGATTGTTGCCGAACATCCATATCCACGAAGTCTCACGGATGTACGAATTGATGCATCCTCGCCAGCCGGGAGGTTGCCATTAAAAGTTCCGGCAATCGTTGTGCCTGTCCGACTCGCATCGGGGTCGGATGAATTAAAATCGATTGATGCGTTAGATGTAGAATCTGCCTCGGACTTCACATGGATTTCACTGCGGGCAAAGACCTTCCTGTCAATTGCTTCCATGTCATACTCGCGAGTTGTAAGCTTGGAAATAACATCTTTTGTTTGCGATGCTGTTCCAGCTTGTACGCTCACCTGATCGCCCCCATCAAAGCCTTCTACTCTATGTACCCCACCCTCAGATGTCGTTATGTAAAGTGCGTTCTCTGCTCCTTCACGGGCAACTAGCATGTCGCGGACATTAAATCCTGTTGAGTCCACTGAATCGATTGATTCCCACCCTTGATTCAAGGTATTGTAAACTAGGATTATGTTATTTTCTGTCGATCCATCAATCGGAATGGCTAAGTAATAACGCTGGTTGAAGAAAGCGCCTGTTGCTCGGTCTACATAGTCTTGATTAATTCTGTCGATGTAAGGTTGGATTGCTTCTGAAAGTGGTACTTCTAATCCTCGCAAGTTATACTGATCAAGGAACTCTAAACCATAAACCCCTTGGTCAGATAAAAAGAATATCTTGTTGGCGATTTGAACAATTGAGCGTCTTGCTGAACATCCTACTTCGGGAGTAATTACATTGACTTGTACATCTGCTAAGCTACCTGACACTCCTGTTACCTGGTGTATACTTCGCCTCGCAAATACTACAAGGGTGTTTTCGGTGAAAGGTTCAAGTCCTACTATGTAATCTGCTGACCCACCTGTTATTTTTAACTGCCCACCAATCGCGTCAAAGGTATCAGAATCTAAAATATCACTGGCAATTATCTCATCATTATTTGACCTCTTTTGTGGCGATCCAGCAGAGTCATAAAAGTAGGGCATCCATAATCTGCGTTGATTAATTACCGCAAAAGGAGTGGCTGGTTGATGAACAAAATAACTAATTGCTTGAGGCTTGGAAAGTACGAGACTGACATTCTGCCCAAGACTTACATTCTCAACATCTAGGTTGAACTTAAAATTATCTGCATCGACTACCTCGCTTACTTTAACTGACTGCTTGGCAAATAAATCAAGTGGTGCAGATCCCTTAATAATTTCTAGGTCATCTCCTTGGTCAAGGCCGTGGCCTGTTTCTGATACTGCAACCTCACCATCTACTGCCGAAATAGCAGTATCTACTATATAGGATGCTACTGTGTAGTCACCCGATGGTACTAATGAAAAGTCGTTGAAGTGCTGGGCAGTTGCACCACTCGTTATATAAGTTGCTGTGCCGGAAACCTCGGAAGTAACTGTAAATTGATCCACAGATGGGCGAGTAATTACTTTATATACTGTGTTTGGATTATCGGTATAATTCCCTAAGCCTGATAATGTGACAAAGTCATCCACCACTCGCCCGTGTGCTGTGCAATTAACTGTAATGGTGTATCCACTTCGTGATGCTGATGAGATTGCTTTGGAAGTTAATACGGGTGTACTTTCTAAACTAGTCTTGTCTCCACGAAAGATAAAAACTTTATTAAATGCCTGGAGTAAATCACATCGCCCCGAAATTGTATTTGAACCTTGGTACTTTACTTTGAACTTTGCAAGGTCACGAAGTCGTAAAATGTCACACACATTATTGGTCGCGGTAAAAATGTAATCATCTGTGTTGTCCGAGTTTGGATCTGAAAATACTGCTGAACCAAACACTTCATTTATACCATCATCATTAAGAGTAAAGTCTAACTTGGTGACTGCACTAGAGGCA